AAGCAATTAGTAGGAAAAGTAAAGTATGGAAACAAAGAATTGGTATCTTTAGATATATTAGAAGGAGATGATGTTTGTTTCTTGCCTGAATCAGAATACGAATTTAAGATAGAAGGCGAAACTTTATACCGAATGAAAACAGAAGATATATGCGTATTGATATAAGTGTAAAAAAATTAAAAGAAGACATTATCCAAGCTGGAGAAATAGCTGTTAAAGAGCTAATAAAAGTAGCTAAGGAAGATATCATAAAGTACGATGCTGAAGATGATTTAGCGGCAGATAGATTAAAAAACGCAGCAGCTACTAAGAAGCTGGCCATATTTGATGCTTTTGAAATACTTAAAAGAATACAAGAAGAGCAAGCTATGCTAGAAGAGAGAACAATAAAAAAAGAGGCTTATCAAGGATTTGCAGAAAAAAGATCAAAATAGACTACATAAAGTTATAACTGAAGTTGTACCTAAAACTGTAATAACCAATAAGAACAAATCTAAGACTTGGGATTACGGATACAACGAAAAGTATGACATTGTAATTATATCTAAAGATGGAACTTTAGGAGAGGTGTATGATGTGCAAGGTCTAAAAATAGGATTACCAAAAGAACCAAAAACAATAAATAGCAGATATAATAAATGGAAAGCAGAGGACATACCTAAAGAATTATCTGGTATTAAAACAATATTTGATTGGCAAAAAAGAGACAATACATTTAAGTCAAAGTGGGTAGATTATATTGAGGAAGAGTTTGAAAAAAGAGAAAAGGGATATTGGTTTACAAATAACGGAGAATCTACTTACATCACAGGGACTCACTATATGTATTTGAATTGGACTAAGATAGATGTAGGTAAACCAGATTTCAGAGAATCTAATAGAATATTTTATTTATTTTGGGAAGCTTGTAAGTTAGACAAAAGAAGTTTTGGAATGTGTTACTTAAAAAACAGGCGTTCAGGGTTTTCATTTATGAGTTCATGCGAAGCTGTTAACCAAGGAACTATTACTAGAGATGCTAGAGTAGGTATATTATCTAAAACTGGAGGCGATGCTAAGAAAATGTTTACCGACAAAGTGGTTCCTATATCTAATAACTATCCTTTCTTTTTTAAACCTATTCAGGATGGAATGGACAAGCCTAAAACAGAATTAGCATACCGAGTTCCAGCTAGTAAAATAACCAAAAAAAACATGGGTAAAACAGACGAGCTTGTGATGGATGGGCTTGATACTGTATTAGATTGGAAGAACACTTCTGACAACTCTTATGATGGAGAAAAATTACTATTATTAATACACGATGAAAGTGGTAAGTGGGATAAGCCTGAAAATATATTAAATAACTGGAGGGTAACTAAAACCTGTTTAAGATTAGGTAGTAAAATAGTTGGGAAATGTATGATGGGATCTACTTCTAATGCTTTAGATAAAGGTGGTGAAAACTTTAAAAAATTATATAGTGATTCTGATGTAACTAGTAGAAATGCTAATGGTCAAACTAAGTCCGGGTTGTATTCATTATTTATTCCAATGGAGTATAATTTTGAGGGATACATAGATGAATTTGGACATGCTGTTTTAGACACTCCTGAAAAACCAATAACAGGAACAGATCAAGAAAAAATAAGTTTAGGTGTTGTTCAATATTGGGAGAATGAGGTGGAGTCTTTAAAGAATGATGCAGATGCTCTTAATGAATTTTACAGGCAGTTTCCTAGAACAGAATCACATGCATTTAGAGATGAAAGTAAACAGTCTTTGTTTAATCTAACTAAAATATATCAGCAAATAGACTACAACGATTCTCTTATTAAACAAAGGTATATTACTAAAGGAAAGTTTGTTTGGAAAGATGGAATACAAGATACCAAGGTTATATGGGTTCCGGACAGAAAAGGAAGATTTTTAGTTTCTTGGACTCCAAAACCTGAGCTACAAAACAGAGTTATAAATAGGTCTAATATGTTTTACCCTGGCAATGAACACTTAGGTTCGTTTGGATGCGATAGTTATGATATTTCTGGGACTGTAGGTGGTATTGGATCAAATGGAGCTTTGCATGGACTAACAAAGTTTAATATGGATGAAGCTCCTAGCAATGAGTTTTTTTTAGAATATGTAGCTAGACCACAAACTGCAGAGATATTTTTTGAAGATGTGCTTATGGCTTGTGTTTTTTATGGTATGCCTATTTTAATTGAGAATAATAAACCTAGATTGCTTTACCATTTTAAAAACAGAGGTTACAGAGCCTTCTCTATAAACAGACCTGACAAAAGTAAAACAACGCTCTCTAAGACAGAAAAAGAACTTGGAGGGATACCAAACTCATCAGAAGCGGTAAAACAAGCTCATGCTGCAGCTGTGGAGTCTTACATAGAGAAATATGTAGGATTAGATTTAGATTCAGTGTATAGAGATCCAGACGAAATGGGTTCCATGTACTTCACTAGAACTCTAGAAGATTGGGCTAAATTTAATATAAACAACAGGACTAAGTATGATGCTACAATAAGTTCAGGTCTAGCTATAATGGCTAATCAAAAACACTTGTATCATGTTCCCAAGAAAGAATCAAAAATAAGCATTAACTTTGCAAGATATAGTAATAAAGGTACATTGAGCACTATTATAAAGTAAAAATGAAAGAACCATCAGTTATAATTAACCAAACCAACTTCCCAAACCAATCAGCAACAGACTCAGAAAAAGAAACTATCGAATACGGTAGACAAGTAGGAGAATCAATACAGTATGAATGGTTTAAGAGAAGTGGTAATAGTTGCAGGTTTTATGATCAGTGGGTAGAGTTTCACAGATTAAGACTATATGCTAGGGGAGAACAACCTATAGGTAAATATAAAAACGAGATATCTGTAGATGGAGACTTAAGTTATTTAAATCTAGATTGGACACCAGTTCCTATTATTCCTAAGTTTGTTGACATTGTAGTTAATGGAATGGCTGATAGATTATTTGATGTAAAAGCGGTGGCTCAAGACGCTATGTCTGCTGAGAAAAAACATAAGTTTCAGGAAATTGTAGAAGCAGATATGATTGCTAAACCTATGTTAGAGGCAACAGAAGCAATGTTTGGTATAGATATGTTTAATACACCTAAGCAAGACCTACCGGAAAGCGAGCAGGAGTTAGCACTATATATGCAAATGAACTATAAGCCAGCGATTGAAATTGCTGAAGAAGAAGCTATAGACACATTACTAGAACAGAACCATTACAAACAAAGAATACAGAAGCAAGTAAACTATGACCTAATGGTTTTAGGCACTTCATTTGTAAAGCACCAGTTTCTACCTAATTCAGGTGTTTCAATAGAATACGTAGATCCAGCTTCATTAGTTTATAGCTATACAGAAAGCCCTACTTTTGATGATTGCTTTTATTTTGGAGAAGTAAAACAAGTTCCAATAACAGAGCTAGCTAAGATAAATCCAGATATCAGTTTAGAAGAGATGGAGGAAATATCTCAAATGTCATCTTTATGGTATAACTACTATGGAATTATTAGACCTTATCAGGATAGTATGTTTCAAAAAGATGTAGTCACTTTACTATACTACAATTATAAGACCACAAAGAAAATGGTTTATAAGAAAAAGTATATGGATAATGGTGGTGAAAAAGTAATTAGAAAAGATGATGACTTCAATCCACCAGTAGAAGAACAAGAAAGATTTGAGAAGTTAGAAAAAAGAATAGATGTCTGGTACGAAGGTATCATGGTGATGGGTACTCAAAAAGTATTAAAGTGGGAGTTATCTAAGAACATGGTTAGACCTAAGTCAGCTTCTCAGTATGCTTTGCCTAATTATATCGGAGCTGCTCCAAGAATGTATAAGGGCGTAATTGAATCTTTAGTAAGAAGAATGATCACGTTTGCTGATTTAATACAAATAGTTCATCTTAAATTACAACAAGTTATATCTAGAGTAGTGCCTGATGGTGTATTTATAGATGCCGATGGATTAAACGAAGTAGATTTAGGAACAGGAGCTGCTTACAATCCAGAAGACGCATTAAAGCTATATTTTCAAACGGGTAGTGTCATTGGGAGAAGTTATACTCAGGATGGTGAATTTAATAATGCTAGAGTTCCAATACAGGAGCTGGGTACTAACAGTGGTCAGGCTAAGATGGCTAGTTTAATAAGTTCGTACAACCATTATCTAAATATGATTAGAGATGTAACGGGACTTAACGAAGCTAGAGATGCATCAACACCTAATCCAGATGCTTTGGTAGGTTTACAAAAATTAGCTGCTTTAAATTCAAATGTTGCAACTAGACACATATTAGAGGCAAATGTTCAAATAACCCAGAAACTAGCTGAAGCATTGTCCTGTAGACTAGCAGATGTTTTAGAATATGCAGATTTTAAAGAAGAGTTTGCTATGCAAGTAGGTAAGTATAACGTATCTATATTAGATAGCATAAAAGATTTATACCTGCATGATTTTGGAGTGTTTTTAGAAGTTGCTCCTGATGAAGAAGAAAAAGCACAATTAGAAGCTAATATTCAAATGGCTATGAGTCGTGATCAAATTAGTTTAGAAGATGCTATTGACATTAGGGAGATAAAGAACCTAAAGATGGCAAATGAGCTATTGAAGCTAAAAAGAAGAAAGAAACAAGAGCAAGATATCGCTAGAGAAAACCAGAAGATGGAAATGCAGGGTCAGGTAAATATGCAATCTCAACAAGCAGCTGCTCAAAATAAAATGCAATCAATACAAGCTGAAATGCAGGCTAAAATAGAGATTGAAAAGTCAGAAACGCAATTTGCTATACAAAAACTACAACAAGAAGCTATGCTCAAGAAGGAGCTTATGGCGGAAGAGTTTATGTATCAAATGCAGTTAAAAGGAGTTGATGTAGGCAGCATGCAAGAAAGGGAAGTCCAAAGAGAGCAAGCTAAATCAGCTAGGATATCAAAACAAAACACTGAACAGTCTAAGTTAATACAGCAAAGACAAAGTAAATTACCTCCTATAAATTTTGAATCTAACGAGGATAGTTTAGACGGATTTAATTTTGCTGAGTTTAACCCCAGATAAAAATCAAAAAAAGTTAGTAACTTTGTACAATTAAAATCAAATCAAATGGATAATATAAAAGTAAGAGCTCTAGATGATGCTGAAGAAAAGTCAGTAGCTGAAAGAGAAGCAGACTTGTTAAAAAAAGCAGGTCAAGGCCAAGAAGAGACAACAGTAGAGACAACAGAAGTTCCTTCAGAAACACCCGTTGTTAACGAGGAAACTAAAGTTGAAGAAAAGGTAGAAGAGAAAGTAGAAGATAAACCCTCTTTAAAAGAGGAAGAAGTTCTTTCATTTATTAAAAATAGATATGGTGATGAAGTTTCGTCATTAGACGATTTTACTTCTAAACGTAAAAATACCCCAGACCTTCCTGAAGAAATAGTTAATTATTTAAACTACAAAAAGGAAACTGGAAGAGGTCTAGATGATTTCATGAGATTAACAAAAGATGTTGATGGTATGAATGAAGACCAGTTGCTGTTTGAATTTTGGAAACAACAAAAGCCTCATTTAGATTCAGATGATGTAGATTTTGAACTTAGTGAGAGATTTTCATACGATGAAGATGCAGATGATGCTTCTGATGTTCGAAAAAGAAAGATAGCAAAGAAAGAAGAACTTGCAAAAGCAAAAGAGTACTTTAACAAACTCAAGGAAACATATAAGACAAAAGTTGAGTCAACAAAGGATTTTATACCTGCCGAAGAGTTAGAGGATTTTAACGCTTACAAGAACAATAAAACAGAGTCACAACAATCACAAGCTGAGACAACTAAAAGATCGGAGTACTTTTCTGAGAAAACAAACGAGTTGTTTAATGATAAATTTGAAGGTTTCGAATTCAAGTTAAATGATAAGTCTCTAAAGTATAAACCTGCAGATTCAGAAAAACTAAAAGAGTCACAGGCAGATCTAAATAACTTCATATCTAAACATTTGACTGAGGATGGTTACTTAAAAGATGCCGCTTCGTATCATAAGTCACTTTCGTTAGCTATGCACCCGGATTCGTTTGCTAAGTTCTTTTATGAACAAGGCAAGTCAGATGCGGTAAATGACATAACTAAAGAAAGTAAAAACATTGATATGAATGGTATTCGTAACGCAACTCAATCGGTGTCTAGTGGAGGTTTTAAAGTTACATCAGTTAGTAGTGGTAGTGGTTCTGGATTAAGAATAAAAAGTAACAAAAATAAAAACTAATAACTAAAAACAAAAACAATGGCAGGATCATTAAACGCTGGTGGAGTTGCATTAACTCCCAGTTCGGTAAAGGCAACTTTGCCAAGTAATTATATAACTGATTTCAATTTTTTGAGTCAGTACTTACCTGATACTTACGAAAAAGAATTCGAAAGATACGGTAACAGAACAATCGCAGCTTTCTTACGTATGGTAGGAGCTGAAATGCCTACTAACTCAGACCTTATCAAATGGGCAGAGCAAGGTAGACTACATACAAAGTATGCAGCAGCACAAACAGCTACAGCTCCGGCTGCAGTTGCAGTACCCGTTAAGTTTTTAACAGGAGCTGGTGGAGCAGGAACAAATGAAGCTTGTAACTTTAGAGTAGGACAAACTGTTTTAATATCAGAAAATGGTGGGTCAAATTCTAACAAGGGTATTGTTACTAGTGTTGGTGCAGCTACTACTGATGAGTTTTTCGTAGCTTTTTACGAGGCTAGTCAAGTAGTACCAGCAAACGTTCCATTAACTGTATTTGTATACGGTTCTGAATTTCAACAAGGAACAACTGGAATGGTTGGATCTTTAGAAGCTGAAGATATCTTCTTATCTAACAAACCAATTATTATCAAAGACAAGTATGTTGTTTCTGGTTCTGATATGGCTCAAATTGGATGGGTTGAAGTAACTACTGAAAATGGAGCTACTGGATACTTATGGTATTTGAAGTCTGAGCACGAAACAAGACTAAGATTTGAAGACTACTTAGAGATGTCTATGATTGAAGGTGTTATTGCTGAAAATGCTTCAGGTGCTTTAGCTAACTTATCAGGTTCAGCTTATCCAGCTGGAACAGGTTTAGCTAATAACGTAGGTACTGAAGGAATGTTCGAAGCTATTGAGTCTAGAGGAAATGTATGGGCAGGTGGTTATCCAACTACTTTAGCTGCATTTGATACTATAATCAAAAGGTTAGACAAGCAAGGTTCTATTCAGGAAAATGTAATCTTTGTTGATAGAAATTTCTCTTTCGCAATTGATGACATGTTAGCTGCTCAAAACTCTTACGGTGCAGGTGGTACTTCTTACGGATTGTTTGACAATGACGAAGAAATGGCACTTAACCTTGGATTCAAAGGATTCAGAAGAGGTTATGATTTCTATAAGTCAGATTGGAAATACTTAAACGATGCTACTTTAAGAGGTGGTATTGATGGTGGAAAAGTAAGCGGTGCTTTAGTACCAGCTGGTTCTACTTCAGTATACGATCAAATCTTAGGAAAAAACGCTAAGAGACCATTCTTACACGTAAGATACAGAGCTTCTGAAACAGAAGACAGACGTTACAAAACGTGGATGACTGGTAGTGCTGGTGGTGCTGCTACTTCAGATTTAGATGCGATGGAAGTCAACTTCTTATCTGAAAGAGCTCTATGTACTATGGGTGCAAACAACTTTGTATTGTTCAAAGGATAAAAAAGACAATTATATATGGGGGCTTCGGCCCCCTATTATTTACATAATTAAATCAAATCAAATGAAAAAACAAGTATTAAAAGACAGGATGTATAGGTTAAAGTCAGATAAAACGCCTATCTCCACAATGATCAATTCAACTCATTCAACTAGTAACCCTTTATTACACTTTGATGAAGAAAAGGGAATCAACAGAGCAATGAGATATGCCAAAAACCAAAAGTCTATTTTCGAAGACGAACAAGATAAAAATGTATTAATAGAGCCTATTATATTTGAAGATGGCTTTTTAAACACTAAAAGAACAGATACATTACTGCAACAATTTTTATCTCTCCATCCTTTAAACGGAACTCTTTACGAAGAAGTAGATTTAGAGCGTGATGCTCAACAAGAATTAGATTTCTTAACTCTTGAAATAGAGGCGTTAAAATTAGCTTCTGATTTACCAATTGAAAAAATGGAAATGATAGGAAGAGTTTTAATGGGAAATAGAGTAGATGGTATAAAAACTAACGAACTAAAAAGAGACATATTAGTTTATGCTAAACAAGATCCAGAAGGATTTTTAGAAATGCTAGACGATAGTGACTTAGAGTTAGAAGAGTTGGTAATTAAATCTTTTGAGCAAAACTTGATTACTTATAGAAAGCAAAAAAGAGAAATCTATTACAATCTAAAAGAAAACAAAAAAAGAATTATTACTGTTCCATTTGGCGAAGACCACAAACGTTCATTAATATCATATTTCAAGACAGATGATGGGCTAGAAGTTTTAGAGCTACTTGAGAAAAAAGTAAAATAAACACTAAATAAGGGAGGCTTCAAAGCTTCCTTTTTTTTTGCTTACCTTTGTAAGATTATTAACCACTTAATTTTTTAAACAATGCAAAAGTTTTTAAGTATACCAGTTACTGGGCAGCAAAGTCAGCTTGTCTCAGCTAACGACATTAAATTAATCGAACAATTCTCTACAACCGCAGTAAAAATTTATTATGGCGGAGGAAAAGTAACAAGCATTACTCACGCAACAGCAGCTTCAGGAAACGAAGAAATGAGAGATGCTATTCAAGACGGAGTAGTTAGCATTTTAAGCCAAAGATGGACTAATGTTTCTATTGACCTAGTAATGCCAAAAGCAGTAAGTGACATTGGAATAGCTTAAGATATGGAAAAGTTTTTAAACGTACCCGTATATAGCTTGATAATGAATGGAACATCAGTTACTCCAGTTGGGGATGCAGACCTAACAGATACTGGTAATGTTTTTGCTAATGTTTCTGTGGGAGACATTGTTCATGAATCTACCGGCAATAAGTATTTTGTAGTTACTAGTAAAATAGACAGCAATAATCTTACTTTAACTGCTTTAGATGGAGGAACACTTCCAATAGTTTCAGGAAAATCATTCTTTATTCATTCAGGTAGCTCTTACAATAATCAACTAGTTTCCATAGGTGACGTAGGATTAATAGAGCAACTTAGCACAAGCACAACTACCATTGCTTATGATGGGCCTAGCGCAACTGATTTGGTAACTTTAGTTCACACGCCAGTAGCTTCTGGAAGTGAGGCAATGAGGGATCAAGTACAAGAGCAAATGGAAGATGCTTTAATAACTTCATGGACTGATGTGGCTCCAGAGCCTGTTTTCGTGAATCAAAAAGTTATTGGAATTAGCATAGGCTAACTAAAAACAAAAACAATTACTATAAGAGTCTCCAAGTGGGGCTCTTTTTTTTTGCTTATCTTTGTGACAAATAGCTTTCGATGATCAACGAGGTAAGAAATACCGTACTATCCATACTAAACAAGAACAACAACGGGTACTTAACACCAGAAGAATTTAATTTATTTGCAAACCAAGCACAACTAGAGGTCTTTGAAGGATACTTTTTTAGCTTAGCTAATTGGACAAAGAAACAAAATCAAAGAATGTCAGGGGAGTCTTACGCTGATATTGTAAAAGAAATGAAAGAAGTTTTGGATACTTTTTCAGTATCTAGTGCTTTAACTCATGTAGCAACTGGTTCATTTACATTACCAAACGACTGGTATACTTTACTAAAACTAGAAGTAGTTCCAACAACAGCTCCAATAACTTATACAGAAATAGAAAGAGTATCTCAATATAAAATAGGTAAGTTACTTTCTTCTAATTTAACAGCTCCTAATACTTCTTATCCAGCTTATGTAGTTGGTCCAGCTCCGATTACTAGTCCTATTAGCCCAGCGGCAAATGCGGTTCAAGTATATCCAGAGTCTATTACTTCAGATGTTTTATTGACTTATGTTAGATATCCTCAAACTCCAGCTTGGACATATAATTCTATTGGTGCTGATGGTGATCCTGTATTTGACCCTACTAGTGCTTCTTACCAAGACTTTGAGTTACCGCTTTCAGATGCTATAGATATTACTATTAAGATATGTGAATATGCTGGAATAAGTATCAGAGAACAAGAAGTAGTAAACTTTGAAAAAAGCGAAGAAATCCTACAAATTAAAACTGAATCTTAATGGCCTATATAACTGATAGAAAATATTACACTAATGATGATGTTGTTCCTAAGAATATAAACTGGGGAGATTACCAGTATGTATCACTAGCCGACATAGTAAATAACTTTGAGCTAATGTATTCAGGAGATGATAAATTAGTAAGCAACACTACTAGGTATAATATATTATTTCATGCCAAAAGAGGTATACAAGAGATTAACTACGATGCGTTAAAGAATATAAAAATATTAGAGTTACAAGTAAGTGATGACTTAAAATATATATTACCTTCTGACTATGTAAATTATGTGAGAATATCTCTTTATGAAAACGGAGTTTTACGACCCTTAATAGAGAACTTTCAAACTAATTTTTCTTCAGCTTATCTACAGGACCAAGATGCCGAAATACTATTTGACATAAATGGAAATGCACTAAGACCTGAAAACTCCACTATAGATTTACAAAGAATAAAAGGCACTAGACCTACACTATATTTAAATACAGGACACCCATATCATAATAAAGAAGGTTATTGTTGTGATGGGGAATGGTATTTTGGATTTTCAGTAGGAGGTCATTACGGAATGAATACGTCACTAGCTAATCAAAATCCTAATTTCAGAATAGATAAAGCTGGTGGTGTAATTAACTTTAGTTCAGAAATGGGTAATAAGTTAGTGGTCTTAGAATACATATCAGACGGTATGGAAAATGGAGACGATAATCAAATAGTTATAAATAAACTAGCAGAAGACTACTTATATACTTATATTAGATGGGCGATTTTAGAAAACAAAATAAACGTTCAAGAGTACATTATAACTAGAGCTAGAAAAGAAAAAACTGCTAAACTTAGAAACGCCAAAATTAGATTAAGCAACTTGCAACCTGGAAGACTTTTAATGCCTTTAAGAGGAAGAGCTAAATGGATTAAATGAAATTAACAAGAACATTCACCAAGGGGATAATGAATAAGGACCTCGATGAGCGCCTTATACCCCCTGGAGTATATAGAGACGGACAAAACATAGGTGTATCAACATCTGAGAACTCAAGTGTGGGGTCTGTTCAAAATATGCTTGGTAATACCCAGGTTGGTGGTGATTTAAGTTATTTAAGTTCTGCTGCTAAAACTATAGGAGCTATTGAAAATCCAGCTGCTGAAGAATTCTATTGGTTTGTTAAAGACACTAACTTTGATTATATATTAAGATACAACGAGTCAGCTAATTCTACTGCAATAATCCTTAAAGATACTGCTGGAAGAGTTCTAAAGTTTGATTCTGAATACGTAATAACTGGAGTAAATATTATTGGAGACCTACTTTTTTGGACAGACAATTTAAACCCTCCTAGAAGAGTAAATATACTTAAGTATTATGCTGCTAACGCATTTACCGAAGATGACATATCTGTTATTCTTAAACCACCTTTAAATCCCCCTTCATTAACTCTTGAAAACACAACAGGGTCATTGGTTCCAGCAAAATTAACAAATGAATTAAACAATATTAGTGAAAAGTATATAAGATTTGCTTATAGATGGAGATACGAAAATGATGAATATAGTTCTTTGTCACCTTTTTCAGCAACAGCATTTGCACCAACTGAATTTTCAGTTAACTATTCGGAAGATGTATTTACATCTATGATAAATGGATTTAATCAAGTAAAGATAAATATAGACACAGGAGATGTTCAAGTAACAGATGTACAACTTTTGTTTTTTGATGAGTTTACTGGGTCAGTTTATGTGATTGAGACCTTTGATAAAAAATTAAATAATTGGCTTAGTAATAGCAATTCAGATGTAACATTTAATAATAACAAAATATATTCTATACTTAGTGCTGACGAAGTAACTAGACTGTTTGACAATGTTCCAAGAAAAGCACAGTCACAAGAAATAATTGGAAGCAGACTTGTTTATGGTAATTACACTCAAGGATACAATATACATGACTCTTTAGGTGATAATATAGCAATTGACCTTAACTTAATTGTAGGATCTAGACAAGGGAGCCGTTTCGGACCGGGGATACCTAGTTTTAAAAGTGACCGAAATTATGAAGTTGGTATAGTTTACTTAGATGATTATGGGAGAATGTCTACGGTTTTAACTCCTAATATTTCTAATCCTAATGGACCACAACCAGGTCAGTCTAATACAGCCTATATATCCCCTAATAACTCTGCTACAATTAACGATTTAAGAGTTTATATATACAATAGACCACCGGAGTTTGCAAGTAAATACAGGATATATTTAAAACAATCTGTTACTGATAATTATTCTACTATTTTTCCTACAATATTTTACAGAGATGGATCGGATTATTATTTTATGATTGATAGATCTGAGGTAAATAAAGTTGATGTAGGCTCTTTTATATACATGAAACAGGTAAATGGAATAGCTACTAATTCAAATCAGCAATACAAAGTAATAGAAGTAGAAGTAAAGCCAGATGATTTTTTAGGAAATGATGAGTTTGGCGGATTGTATTTTATGATATCGGACACAGGTGGAGATATAATTTCAGATGTATTTGATGCTAAATATGTAGGTACGGGATTAGCTGGAGCAAAACTTAATGGAAAACATAGTTTACGTAGACAATATATAATAGATCAGGGAACATTTACTAGAGCAGGTAATACATTTAATGGAGAAAGAAATGCAATTGGACAAATAGACATTCCTGTTTTTTACGGAGCCTCTTTAACACATAACAGAATAGAGCTTTTAGCGCCCACCCCCTCTGGAAAAATAACTGCTTTTGATACACCTGCCAAGAGAGATGCTAGAATAAAAATAACCATTACTGCTAATGAAACTTTTAAAGTAGAAAACTTTAATGATGGCATTTATGAGTTGTGGTATGAAAATATTGACCTTTCTTTATATTATCTTTCAGGAACTAGTTACCTTATAAACAATCCCCCAAGTGCAGTGGGTGTTCCTGCTCCGAATCCTGCGTATGATTTATTAATATATTTAAGATTTAGTAAAGGAGCTGGATATGCTTTAGATGATTACTTCATAATAAATGTTCATTCTAGGTTTGGATTAACAAATTTTGGAGTTAAGACTAGCCCCACAGGGTCTTATAATAATTCGAACACAGGTCAGTTTGGGTCTATATATTCTCAAGGAGATCCTGCAGCAGGGGATGCTATATCCGTTATTACTGGTGGTGGAGGTCACGAAGGATACAGCCAACAAGTTCTGTCAAATACCCCATCACAAATACCTCTTAGACCTAATGGTACAAGAGACTACCCAGCTTTAGACAAAAGAATAGCAACAGGAGCTTTAATTGAAATAAATATTACAGAAAATTTATATGCTGGTGGAACTCTAACGTCTACAAAGACTAGCATGAATAGATTTTTTTCAAATAATAATTACCTAAATATAGAAGAGTGGTTTTATCAAGAAGATATATGGCAAAGTTTTAGGCACGTAAATTGTCAAGATAACAATGATAATCACAGAGGAAAAAGAATATTTTTTAGAAGAGTTTCACAAGATTCAGGGGCTTTAAACACAAGTGGATTACAACGAACCGATCAAACTGGTCAAAGCGATGACTTGAACGATACTTTTTTACAAGCTTTATCAAGCGGTCCAAATGGAGCTCCGTCTCTAAACAGTAGTGGTAATTGGCAAAGTTGGGCGAAGCTAATTGCTTTTGATTATCCAATAGCAGCTTTTATTAGGTCTAGTCAAGTAAAAGGCCAAACAGCTTCTGGAAGTAGTAGTGCAGTGGGAGATGACAGCTATAAAGTGATGGAGCTAAGTTGTGAATTTAATATCGTACAAAATGAAAAGGGGTCACCTATTTTTGAAACCAAACCTACTGAAGTAGATACTGGTATTTTTTACGAGATGCCTTATACATTTAATATTGACAAAGGAAACAATGCTCATATAGCAAACCAACAGAGTCAATATAATGGAAACCCTGCAATAGTAAGTTTAAATCAAAACTCATATAATGTTGGGGACTTCACAACTACTCAAGCACAAAATTCTGCTTTTAACTGTTTCTCTTTTGGAAATGGAGTGGAAGCAACTAGAATAAAAGGGCAGTTTAATTCTGCATTTTTAAGATATAGCCCAAGAGTAAGCACAAATATAGAAAATTACAGGGAAGAACATTTAACAGCCAGTTTAACATATAGCGGTGTGTTTACAGAATATACTAACGTTAATAATCTTAATGAATTTAATTTATCACTTGCTAACTTTAAAGATGTTAATAAAGAGTACGGACCTATTCAAAAATTATACTCTCGTGACACTGATTTAGTTTTATTTCAAGAAGACAAAGTATCTAGAGTTTTGTTTGGTAAAAACTTATTATCTGATTCCGTAGGAGGAGGAAACGTGGCTTCTATACCACAAGTACTAGGTACTCAAATAACTTACACTGGTGAATATGGAATTAGTGAAAATCCAGAAAGTTTTGCTAGTTGGGGTAACAACATGTATTTTACAGACTCTAAAAGAGGAGCTGTATTACAGTTAGGTTTAAATGGCATTTTCGAGATATCTAATTTAGGAATGAATAACTATTTTAAGGATTTATTTAGAAGCAACTTAAACACACAAAAGCTAGGGGCAATGGACCCGCATAAAGAACAGTATGTCTTATCTTCTAACACTACTCCAGCGCCACCATGCAACTTTTCTTTTTCTGCTAATTTTGTTCCTCAAATAGGTAAAAACGGGTCTACAGAAACATTAGAAATAACATCTAGTAAAGCTTGGACCATAACAGCAATAGACACTGGGAGCGGAGTGAATTGGATAACTTTTAATGGTTCAAGCCCGTCTTACGGTAATTCTAGAAGTGAAATAGTTACTTTGGTTTTTCAAGCTAATCCAAGTACATCAAATAGATTTTTTCAGTTACAAATTGCTGGATGTGGATCATCAACAACTAATATAGACTTTACTCAATCTGGACAAGGTAAGTTGACTACAGGGGTAATAGGGGTAGGAAATACAAATAAATCGGGTAGAGTAGCTATTTCTTCAAATGCAAATAGACAAACAGGAAGCTTGACTTATGACTTTACATCAAATACATCTGGTGCGTTTGCTTCAATTGATCAACAGATGCTAGATGATTCCGAAGCCTTTATTAGTGGAAGTACAACTGGAATAGAAGGTTTTGGACGCAATCCATCCACAGGAGACAATGTGACTTTAACAGCTTCTAGATTAGGAGCAGTTGACAGAGATGCTTTTGATCCATCATTAGGTACTAAAATGTACTATTTGCTTACCAATACTGAATACTTACAAAGTCAAGTTGATGAAATAATAGCTAACCCTAGTACTGTTGAGCTAACCCCTGTATTAACAGGAAACAATTGGACTGGTACTATATCTAATTTTTCAAGATCAGGTTTTGACCACTTTTATACTTTAATAGATTACAGGGGAAAAATAACGGCTGGAGCAACATCTGAATTTGCAATTCCAATCCAAACTAATACTGCTGCAGGAAATTCTACAACTAGGTTAGATTTTGGAGATAAAGAAGGTAGGATATCCTTGGCTTATACTCCGGTTTCTGGCACAGGAGCTACTGGAAACATATTTAATATTAGGTTAAACGGAACTATAGTTGTTTCTTCAGGTGCTACAGCTACAACTACTGCTGGAACGTTAGAATTTGTAAAAACAACAGAAACCGCTATTTACGATGCTGAGATAATACATTATGGAGAAGGTGAAAATATAACTGGAGAAGGTATTAATAAAATAGCTAAAATGGATATTACTAATCCTACTCTTACTGAATTTACTTATGAAAACTCTGCTTCATCACTATTAACTACTGACGCTAACTACGTTTGTAGATCAGGGGCGTTGCCAAGTACTACTAAGTATCATAACGGTTCGAATCCATTACCTGAAGCAGGAGATATTTTATATGAAAATCCTAACGGAACAGTTAGAATAGGAGATGATGCATACCATAGATATGGAAGTAACACTTCCCCTTCAATACCAGCTGCTCCATTAAATTATTATCTAAGTGTTTTGGGGGATGGAACGGTAGATTCAACAGATTTATGTGCAACTTGTGCTGAAACAGCAGTTCCTGTAATAACTTTACCTTCAACAATAAACATTAATCAAGGAACGGTTACTTCTATAAATATTCAAACAACAAACGACCCTATATTTTATAATGTTGTAGGAACTTGCAATGAGCTTCAAGTAACGGCTGGTGCAGATGGTGCAACTATAAGTTGGTCAGATTGTCAAAATATATCTAGGTCTGCTTCTGTTCAACCAAGTGACACTATAGTTATTGAAGTGACTGGAACTACTTATACAACTACATCTGGTACTACTACATTTATTAATTCAGGAACTAGTTCAACTCAATATTTACCCTCTGGTTTATTCTTTAATCAAGAAGAAGGGCTTATTAGTGGAACACCTACGGAAACAGGGACTTTTACACTGGTGTTTAATGCTGAAAATTGTTTTGGAACTAGTGCCAATTCGACTATAACAATTAGTGTAATTGAAGAAGGTCAAAGAACATTTGAAATGGATGGTTCTCAATTTGGAACAACATCTGCTTTAACCTGTAATATTGCGGCAGGACAATTAAATTCAACTTTGTTTTATCATAGTGGTTCTACCATTTATCCACAAGTAAATGATATTGTTACAGTACCTATTTTGGGTCAAGGGGGTACAAGTAATACTAACGTGTTTAGAGGAGGATACGTTTGGTATAAAGCACCTTGGGATATAGTAGGAACTGGCAATGGAACAGCTTTATTAATAGACGATAGAGGTGTAATAGTAGAAATATATACATGTCCTTAAATAAATAATATGTCAGAAGTAACATTAACGTATGGACCCTCAGTAAAAGGATGGACTTCTTTTCACTCTTTTATTCCTGAATGGATGGTGGGTATGAATAGTAATTTTTATACGTTTTATCAAGGAAAACCCTGGAAACACCATAGTAACACTACTAGAAATCAATATTACGCAACTGACTCTATTGCTTCTTCTATAGTTAAATTTGTATTTAATGACGGACCTATTGAAACTAAGATGTTTAAAACCATTGAATTAGAGGGTACTAAAAGTTGGAAAGCTGACATGGTAAGTGACCTACATTCAGCAAAAATAGAATCTCAGTACTTTGTTCCTAAAGAGGGATCGTTTTTTGCTAACGTTAGAAGAACGGTGGAATCAGGATTAAATGTAGATTTCTCTCAAATATCAACTCAAGGTTTAGGATCTAGCTCAACTGTAGCATCAATTGGCAACGTTTTAACTATTACGTTTACTTTTCAACCTACACAACAACTAAATCCTATAGTGGATATAGGGGATATTGCTTACTTTAAAGACGGATCTGGAAACTTGTTAGAGATGGGTTCAATAACTGGATTATCTAACTCTGATGTGTTTGGCTCTGGATTTATTGAAGTTACTAATCCTACTAACACTCCTGTAGCTACTAATTTTGTTTTTGCAGTAAAGAATAGTGTAGCTGAATCTTACGGCCTTAGAGGTCATTATAACGAGGTTACTTTAACAAACTCTGATCAAACTAAAACTAATTTATTTGCGGTCAGTAGTGAAATATTTAAGAGTTATCCTTAATTTAGTATCTTTGTGGTAAAGTGAATTTTATGTCCAGAATTAAAACTTATTTCGTTTTTTTATATCACTGTTTTTTAGCTATATTAAATATATACTTATTTGATTGCATTTTCTCTTTTGGGTTTGGTGATTCTTATCTAGCAATAGCTCCATTTGTTATTCCAGCGGCAATTAGTTTATTTAAGTTAGGAGCTAATTATTTTCAAAAACAAAAAGCGCAGGGTGCTCTTGCTGATGCTACTGCTGAAGCTGTGAGACTAGGTCAAGATATTGAAAAAAGAAAGTTCATTAATAGATACGAGGCTTTACAAGCTCCCCTCACAGGTACTAAGCTTCAAATGGAACAAGTTCAAAGGTCAGCTCAGTCCACAACAGAGTCTCTTCAAGAGGGAGGGCAAAGAGCTTCGATTGGAGGTGCTGGAAGAGTACAACAAGGAGTGACAGATGCATCGGCAAAAGTAGCCGCTAGGTTAGATGACATCCAATTAAAGATAGATGATAAGTTTATGTCTCAAGAACAGAGAATAGGTATAATGAATGAAAAAAAAGATTTACAGCTGCAATACCAAAGATTAGCTGGAGCTCAAAGAGCTGCTACTGCTGCTGGAGACCAAATAGCAGATAATAACGCAGCGATGATAGGTGCTGTAGGAGGACTTGTTTCTGCAGGAATTCAAGGTGCAGGATTATACAGTGATACAAAGAAATTAGCTGACTCAGCAGGGCTGTCTGTAAAAGATTATAAAAATCAATTATTATTGAATCCTCCTCCAGCAGAAACAACAACAACAATCACAAAAGAAGATGGAAGTTCTGAGACTACTACTACTAAAAGAGCTCCTACTGGTAGAGAGAAAGCTGAACAAGCATCAAAAGATCTCACTAAGGAAGCTGTAAATGATCTCTCAGGAGCTCCTGAATACAACATAAGTCCAAATGACCCTAGATATACGCCTCAATACGATCCTAATAACGATCTTTATATTCCGCCAGAATTTAGAGTTTTTGGAATGGGTGGCGTGCCTGTAGACCAAAGAACTTTACCTCAATACCAATAACTTTATGAGTAGTAAAATTATAGAATACGCAGGTTATGTAGCTCCCAAAGCAACGGATTGGGATACTGTCTTAGGAGAAGTGGAAACTGAGCTTGTTGGTCAGGTAAATAAAAGAGTAAAGCAGAGAGAAACAGATTTAAACATTCAGCAAGAAACAGAAGCTGCTATTAATGACTTTACAACAGGAGTAAGTCAAGATTTCACAGATTATGTATCAAGAGGTGTAGAGGCTAATAGAAATCTTATGATGACCTATACCAATCAACTACGTAGTAATAAAATAAATTCCACACAGTATAAAATGCTGATGAATAGGGTTACTAACGATTGGAAGCAGTTTGGAGAGTTTTCTAATGACTTTGAGAAAAGGTTAGCGGAAATGGAAACCAGAAACAAAGATGGCAAATCATCTGTTATTGAATTATGGAATGGTGAACGAATCGCAAGTGCTGCAGATTTTAAAAACAAACAATTAATTCCTAATGCTAGTAGTGGTAGTTTATACTCTGTTAGTTTTGATAAAGAGGGTAATCCTATAAAAAAGGATATAATCCACATGAATCAGCTTAATAACTTCAGAGCTCAATTAGTTGATAAACAAGATTTGCAAGCAACGATTAAAAGCATTACTGATAAGGCTGGAGATTTTAAAAGTGTTATAGGAGATGAACCAATAGAGTCTGTAGAAGGAATATCAAAAAGATTAGCGGAAAGAGACCCTAAACTACTTCAAGATTATAACAATTTGATAGATGGCATATACAACACAGTTTTAACTGGACCACCTAATCAAGTAGCTAGTAATTTAGCAGACAACATATTAAATAATAAAAACCAAAAGTACTTTACTTATCAAGAGGGAGATTTAGATAAAGGAGGTAGATTTGAGGGAAGAGACGCTGAAGACGGGGTTAAAATGATTCAAGAAAGTGATGGAAACTGGGGAGCTCAACTAACAGATGGTCAAAAACAAAGGCTAAGAGAGAAGTCTAAAGCAATAGCTGATACTCAGTTAGGTTTTAAAGAAGTTTATTTAAAAGATAAATTAGATAGAGAGAAGCTAGATTTAGAGGAGGCAAAATTAGAAGAAGCTAAAAGAAAGGAAATAGCTGCTGAAAAAAACAAATTAAAGTTAGCCAGAATTAAAAAATCAAAGCCTGGGGAAACTCCTAAAGAACCAGATTACAAGCCTTATACTCAGTTATTAGAATCGTTTGATGCTAAAGATGCTTCTCGTATTATAGCTAACCCTAAAGTAGTGGACGCTGTTTATAGTAAAAATGGGACCGAATTAGTTGTTACTCTAAAAGGAACAGATAAAACTCCAGGTGGAACTGAAACTTATTCAACTACCGACAAAGAAGGTCAGAAAGCAATTTCTAGATTAATGAACATTGATTCTAAAGTGTCAGATTTAGAAATAGATGAGTTATTTGATAAAGATTATAATAGTTACGTAGATGACGAAGGTAATATACTAAAGCAAGAGGACAGGAAGCAAGTAGCAAGAGACGAGGTAATTGTTATAGATGAAGCAGACTTTAAGCAAAAAATAACAGTTGGAGATAAATCAGAAACTTACAGTTTTGATAATTTTATAAATGCGGATTGGGGAGACAACGCGCCAAAAAAAGTTCAGTACGTTAAAGACCTTGCTTTAAATTCTGGCATTTTAGACTTGAAAGATATTGACAATTTAGATATAGAAGTAGTTGATAAAGGTACAGGTAATATGGGTGCTGATGATTTCATGAAAATTACTTATACTATGCCTGATGGTAGAGTAATAGAATCTAACACATTAGACAATGATCCAGCATTATTAAAAGGAAAAAGTCCAAAAGAAAATAAAGACATATTTGAAAACTTCCTACAAGAATTAAGAAGAGAACTTTATTTTAAAGGAGAGGCTCCAAAAGGTAAAAAACCAGCACCAAAAGAGAAAGTTGGAACTAATGTGGAAATTGATGAAAATCTATAAAGCAATATGAGTGACGTTAATGAAGATTTAATTAGAAATTTATACGCTAAGTATGCTCCGGATGTAGATGTAGATTCTAAAATAGAGCACATTCAAACTACTTATGGAGATAATCAAGACTCTTTTGTAGAAAGTTTTTATAGAAAATATTCCCCCGACACAGAAGTTTCTAGTAAATTAGACTACATAAACTCAAAGTACCCAGTAGATGAGGTAAAAAAAAAAGAAGAAACCGAAGAAATCGAAGAAGAAGAACTGGTTTCAGATTCTCAAGAGGAAGTTACGGAATCTACTACCGAGGTCGGAAACGAGAGTACTTCGCAGGCATCAGTTTTAGAAGAAGA